ACTATGCGGAATTCTCCCGCGACTGCCTTCCCCCGGAACGTCTCCGCGCTCTGGAACTCAGCGGCCGCAAATCCGGAGTCTTCGGATTGAGGCTGAAATAAATCTGCCAGGACTTCCATTCCTCTTACCGGCTCTTTCTGCCACTCTCTACCATTCCGGCAGTTACCTGCTAAAACACCCCGGAACCAAGCAGTTCCGGGGTGTTTGCAAAACTGGTAGCAGGGAGGTGATTTGAACACCCGACCAAAGGCTTATGAGGCCTTTTTCCTTTCGCTCATTATCAATTAGTTATGCCTTCTTATCCTATTTTGTGCATAATTATGCATACTTTATAAGTATGTTGTTTGTGGCAATGTTGGCAATGTGTATGCTACTACGCTATACGCGCGCATGAGCGCGCACAAGGTGCCCTATTAGTCCTCTTACATTCCCATGATGGCGTGATCTGCCCCCTTCAGGGATGGCCGGAGCCCCGGCACTGGGCGGCAAGGGGCCCGGAGGGGGGGCAAGGAATCTCTTTGGCCGGGGGCGTCATGCCCGCGGGTTGTGTGACTGGCGGGGGTCTTTTCCTGAAAGTGGAACGGAGTTTTTACGGAACACAATGCGGTAATTATTAACGCGTTAAATTGAAAAAGTCCAGCGGAAAATGGAACGGCGTGAAAGAGAAAGTGGGGAATATGGAAAAGGAGAAGAAGCATGCCAAGACGAGCAACGGAAGAAAGTTTGAAGGTGCGTGCCCTGGCGAAAGCCCACGGCAAGACGGAGCGCTGGGCCAGGAAGCAACGGGAAAAGAACACGCCCATCTGGCAGGAATTTTGCGAAGGGCAGCAGGTGGCCAGCCCGGCAAAACGGGAAGAACCCGACACGGAAAGAACGGATCTGGAAAAAGCGGAACTGATCTGCACGGAAGCCTGGACCGCCTGGCAGGGCATGAATGGATTGCTGAATGGAGCCCTGAAGGATCCCGGCAAACAGGACATTATTCCGGCGCTGGCCCGCGCCACGCGCGAGGCCCGGAAGCAATGGGAAGACGCCACCAAGCACCGGGAAGCGTTGTTGCGCGCTGCGGGATTGTGGATCCCGGTGGAACGGGTCATGGCAATCCGCACGCATCTGAAACCGCTTGGATCCGTCATTGAGAAGTTGGAAGTGACGATTGCGGGGCGCCTCACGCCGGAGAACCGGCATGAGTTTTACCAAGCATTTGAAGCCGCCATGCCGGAATGGAATACGGGCATCCGGAAAATGGATGAATACATTACAAGCCTGTTGCCATGTTAGAAGACCTCCTATTTCAACCGCGTGGAAGTGTGGTGGAGTGGGTGGAACGGGAATTGCGCCTGCCGCGGGAAACCTCACCAAACGCGCCGGGGCCCGTATCGTTGGAACGCCAGCCTTACATGCGGGAACCCCTGGAATGTCTCCGGGACACCCGAATTGAACACTTGTATCTGGTTTGGGCGGCGCAAACCGGAAAGACGACACTGGACCTTCTGGCCCTTGCCTATCTATTGGAACACGACCCCATGCCCTTGCTATGGGCCCTTCCGTCCGACAATCTGGCCGCGCCCTTTTCCCGCAACCGCCTTCAACCCTTCCTCCGTGCGAATCCCTGCCTTGCCCGGCATATCCGCCGGGATCCGGCATCTTTTGCCCCGCTGGAAATGACGCTGGACAATATGCCCATCTATATGACGGGCGTCACAAGCCCTGCCCGCCTGTCATCCCGGCCCATTGCTTACGTGATCCAGGATGAAGAAGCGAAATTTGAACACCTCAACAAGAAGGAAGCGCACCCGTCGGCACTCATTGAGGAACGCACAAAAGCCTTCCCTCGGCGCCTGATCATCCATAGCAGCACGCCGAATATTGAAGATGAACCCTACTGGCAGGGCTACAGCCTGACGGATTGCCGGGAATATTTCATGCCCTGCCCCCATTGCGGAATGTGGATCCGGTTTGAGTTCAGCCGGACAACGCTGGTATGGGAAGGGGAAAGCCTGGAAGAGATTGAGGCCAGCGCCTGCTATATCTGCCCGGATTGTTCTCGGCCCATTTATGACACACAAAAAATAGACATGATGCAGGCGGGTGAATGGAGGGCCACCAATGAGGCCGCGCACCCGTCCCGGCGCGGGTATCATTTGAACTCGCTGTATTCCCCGTTTGTTTCCTTCGGTCAATTTGCCCGGAAGTTTGTGGAAAGCTCTCGTGCCCTACTGGCGCAAATGGAGTTGCAGAACTTCCGGAACTCCTGGGAAGCCCTGCCATACGCCAAGTATCAAGTCAAGGTGAAGGATCAAGCCGTGGAAGCTCTGAAAACCTCCGTGTACCGCCGGGGAGAAATCCCCCCCGTGGAACCGCTGTACCTGGTGGCCGGCTATGATCCGGGGGAATTGAAAACACACTGGGTTGTTTGCGCCGTGAGCGCCGGCGGGGAACTGTGGGTCATCGACTGGGGAACGATCCTGGGCATCCGTACCATCGGAGACCGGAAAGGCGTTGCCGCTCATTTTGCCGGTCTGCATTACCAATCCGGGGACTTCCACCCAGCCCTGGGCCTGATTGACTCCGGCTGGGAAACGGAAAGCATCTACACGGAATGTACACTATTGCCCGGCCAACTCTACCCCACCAAAGGATCTTCCGCCGGCTTTGGAGCCTGGAACCGGACGGAATTGAAAACGCATCCGGGCCTGGAACTGTACACGTACCAGGACCGCGCGGCGAAAATCGAACTCTACGCGGAACGCATTGCCCACGGGCGCGGCCCAGGGCTGCACCTGCCATCAAACGCGGATCCGGATCTGATCCGGGGATTGAGCGGGCAAATCCTGGAAGAGAAGCCCGGAAGTCAAAGCCAGTGGAAACGGATAGCCGGGGACCATTACGGGGACTGCGTGAAACTCTGCATGTTCTCCTGGTGGGTCTTGAAATCTTCATTCCCGGAGGATCCCGCCGAGGATGAAGAAGAGAGAGAAAGAGACGGCGGGGAATAAGGTATGAGCGGATTTTCTCAAGAGAGTTTGGCGGCCCTGGTGGAAACTTACACCCTCCAGGAGTTGAAAGCCAAAAGAAAGGAAGTGGCGGACAAGCTCCTGGAACTGGACATGATCACGTCCGCCAGCGGGGGCGGTGGCAGCAGCTACAGCCGCCAGCAGCGCATGGACGCGGAAAGCCTCCTGGCCGCCCTGAATATGGCGATCAAGGAAAAGACGGGACAATCTCCGAATCCAGGTCAAGGCGTTACCATTGTTGGATTTAGAAACACTGATTATTGACATGAAACGACGCAAGAGAAAATACAAGCTACGCATGAGCCGGGCAGATTTGGGCTCCATGCCGGAAGCGCTGAACCAGCCCCGCGCCTTGAATCCGCAAATGTTAGGCGGCGTGCAGGGAGCCCTGCCCTGGGCCAATGGCATGCTTTACTGGCCTACCCTGGATGACGCTTCCGAAATGGATGATTACGACCGCGCGGCCGTCATGCGTGCCGCCCGGTATTTGTACAAAAATTCCGGCGTCATCCGTGGCGCGGTACGGGATATTTGGCTGTTACAAGGCTGCATCATGCCCATCCCCACGACTCAAGACCGGGAATGGAACCGGAAAGCCCGCGCGGCCTTTCTGGCGCGGGTGGCCAGCCCCGCCGCTTTTGACGTTACGGGGAAATTATCCTGGAAAACCATGCAGGCATGGGCGGAGCGGAAAACCAGTATTGACGGGGACTGCCTGTGTGTGTTGGCCCGCGGTCTGGACGGCGGGGGCATGGTGGCGTGGTATTCCGCCCCTAAAATTGTTACTCCGCCGGGCCTGGGGAAAGAAGATGGATGGAATCAGGGGGTGAAGACGAACGCCCAGGGCCGCCCGGTAGCCTACGGGCTGGAAACGGCGCCGGGCCGCTGCATGATCATCCCCGCTGCAAGCGCCATCCTGTACCAGCGCGACCCGGATCCGGCAGTTCCCCGCGGAGAATCCGACCTGATCCACGCCATCCGGCACGGGGTGGACATTGCGGAGATCCACGGATTTACAAAAGCCAGTGTAAAGCTTTCCGCCGCCGTGGGATTTGTGGAGACGAAACCGGACGCCGACAAGGCCCCCGGCATGGCCGTAGCCATCGGAGCCCAAAAGAAATCGGGTTGTGAGGAAAAGCCGGAGAACCCGGCGCAATCCTTTGAAATTGTCACCGGCGGGGGGGCCCGCGTGGTGAGTCTGGCCCCAGGCCGGGATCTGAAGGCCATCTATGACCAGCGCCCTTCCCCGAACGTGGCCGCTTTCATTAAGGATTTATTGGCGGAAATAGCCTACGGCGTGGGGCTTGCCCCGGAAGTCCTTTTTGACATTAACGCATTGGGAAGCGCCGCGGCCCGGCTCATCCTCGCCAAATTGAAACGGTGGATTGATGAACGGAAGGACACGCGGGAAGTGTACATGAACCGGATTTACCGGCATGTTCTGGCTCTGGAAATGGAGGCGGGCCGCCTTCCCCGCTGCAAGGAT